TTGACAGTTCCCAGATGCCTCGTTTGTTGTGGGACTGTCTTGAGTACATTAACAATTGGTACTCAGTCAGGGGTGATTCTGAAGACAATTTCGTGAGGGAAATTTTGTTTCACGACTTGGTTTCAAGTCGCCACTTGCTGAGCCTGACTGGCAAGGCCACAACTGTGGTTGAATGGTCAAAGTCATTACCTTCAGGCCACTTCTTGACCTCCACTATCAATTCCATGTTGTCTATGGGGTTAGTGGCGGCGAGTTACGTTGGACTCACTAAGCGATTGGATTTTTGGGAAACTTCAGCTGTCGTCTCGCTTGGTGATGACAATGTTGTTTCCACGTCAGATGAATTTGTATCGGTGTTTAACCAGGTTAGTGTGTCGCATTATTTGAGAGACACTTTTGATATGGTTTACACTGCTGGTCGCAAAGGTGAGGAGTTGAAGCCCGTCATTGGTATTCAGGAAGTCGTATTTTTGCAGCGGCGCTTCAGTGAGAAGAATGGGCGGGTTGTTTGCCCTATCAGGCCTGAGTCATTTTTACATAGTTTGTACTATGTGAAGACTCAGGACCACGCGCGTAATGTCGAAACCTTGACTGCTGGCATTGAGCTGGCCTTTGAGGAATTGTCAATGCACGATGAGAAGTTTTGGAGCATTGTAGCTCCAAGGTTAGTGGAGGCAAAAGCCCTCATTGGAGGGGTGCCTGACCACTCGACGTTGGACTCTGACGCCTACTTTGACTTGGTTCAGAGTAGGGTTCCTAGTTACATCTAGAGTTCTCACACATACGCCCACTATCAGGTCAAATGATGCCTTCACGTCAATGAGCGTGGGGACAGGGTGAGGACAGAAGTCATTTGTATTTACATTACTACTCAGGTGTGACATTAAATAAACCAGAGAACAGAAGGCACTTGCAAGTTGGCTTGGTCGCCTCTTGTTCGTATATGACCATCTAAGAATCAAATTGATAATATAAGAGATGACACAGAGCAGTGTTCTGTTTTGGATGATTCCATGACCGGGACTACCAATGACAACAATGAGTTTACACAGTTTACCAATGAGGCTTGTGAGGCAATCACGGTTTTGGGCAATTACAAGCCTGATTCTTTGGTCAACTCACAGGCTAATGTTCAGGATGTCAAAGCTTACTTTGGCAGGCCTAGACTCGTGGGTCGAGGTAGTATACCATTTGGTTCAGTGAATCAGCTGATACCAGGTTATGCTCTTGATGCAGACATGAACTGGCTAAGGTTTGCCTTTCCGCAGTGGGATCAGAGGTTAGCTGGCGCTTTTGGCATAAGATTTACTTTAAATTTTAAGCTACAAGTTGCTGCGACCTCTTTTCACCAAGGCGTTATATGCATGTCTTGGCAGTATGGTCACACTGGCTTGTCTGATGAGACCTATAGTCGTGGTATTCATCATTGGTCTGCTACCAATTTGCCACACGTTAGGTTGGATTTAGCTGAGACCACGATGGTTGAGATGTCAATTCCATTCATGTACACTAACGAATTCATGGAAGTTGCTCCTGTAAACACACTGAGTCCATATTATACACCTTATGGTCAGATGGTCTTAGTGCCTCTTCTTCCTTGTCTTTCCGTGCCAGGGCTGACGGCTGCAACTTATGATGTTTATTGTTATTTGACTGACATTGAGCTTATTGGGGTTGATGTTATTAATCCCACTAGTATTGCTTTGCAGTCTGGTGACATACTGACTAAGGAAGTGAAGAACAGCAAGGTCGTGTCGGGAACATTATCAAACATGTCTAAGATCGCATCGTTTGTTGCCCGCGGGGTGCCAAGTTTGTCGGCCATTGCTGGCCCAGCAGCTTGGGCTCTTGATACGGCTGCTGGAGTTGCCAAATATTTTGGTTACTCCAAGCCTATGATGCAAGACCCTGTAAGCAAGGTTTATAG